AGACAAGCTTACGGCATTGGGTGCGGATGGCAGCATGACATTTACAAATGGTTTATTGACGGCGCAAACCCCAGCCACATAAGGAGCAGAAAATGAAAGAATTCATGATGATGCCAAAGGGCTTCATGGGCCTGCCGATGGAAGAAGGATTCATCACCACAGCCGAAAACAAAAAGAACTACGCCATTGCGGTGCAGGACTGGAACTATGGCCCTGAAGTGCCGACCAACGAGCCAGGCGCGAACAAAGAGTTCTATGCTGGTCTGGCAGAGGCCATGCAGGATGACGAGAAGGACGCACGCCGCAAGCATTGCTCCAATTGTGAATATTACGACAACAGCCTCATGACTCAAGTGCGCATTGAGCGCATCCCGATGGCGACCTATGACAAGGGCGCAGGATTCCGTGGTCGCTGCGAAAAACTGAACTTCATCTGCAACGACATGCGGGTTTGTCAGGCGTGGGAAGACCGCGAGTACGAAGATTGATCGGGATGTGTTAAAATGAAGCCGCTGAGTCACCCGAGCCGCCAGCAGCTTCCCCTGAACAGGAGTCGCCGATGCTGGCTGTAACGGAAGGAATCACGAAGGGCCACTTGCTTGAGGTCTATTCGGATCCGTACATCCTCAAGGTCGGCCACGACCATCGGCCAGCAGCACCCATTGAGCACCCAGCCGTCACCTACCTGTCGGCTTGGGTCGGCGACACCTTCGCTGGTGCTTTCGTGGCCATTCGCTTTTCTCCCCTCGAGATTGAACTGCATGCGCTTTTGAAGCGATCAGTTCTCAAGCACTCACGCGAGCTTGGCATGGCTTGCCTGAAGTGGGCGTTTTCGCAGCCCATCCAGCGCGTGACCGCCTACGTAATTGAAGGCCTGGAGTTGGCAAAAAACTATTGCCTCAAACTCGGCTTCAAAGAAGAAGGCCGAAGGCGTGCAGCGTGCATGCAGGGTGGCGTACTCAAAGACGTTTATGTGCTGGGCATGACCCGGCTGGATTGGAGTTCAAAATGAGTTTTGTAGGCGACGCCATTGGTAGCGTAGTCGGCGGCATTACCGGCGCGAAACAAGCTGGTAAAGCTGCAGAAAAGGCTGGGCGAACCCAAGCAGCCGCAGCCCAAGCTGGCATTGATGAGCAGAGAAGGCAGTTCGATGCGTTGGTAGCGTTGATGACGCCGTATGTCACAGCAGGAACCGGTGCTATTGGTGAACAGCAGGCTCTGATCGGCTTGGAAGGCCCAGAAGCTCAACGTGCAGCCATGGCAGGATTTGAGCAATCCCCGCTGTTTCAATCTATTACCCAGCAAGGCGAAAGCGCAATCTTGCAAAACGCATCAGCCACCGGCGGCTTGCGTGGCGGCAACGTACAGGCCGCGCTGGCCCAGTTCCGTCCCCAGGTTCTCAACTCATTGATCGAGCAGCAATACGGCAGACTGGGTGGGCTTTCTACCCTTGGTCAGGCAGCAGCAGCGGGTCAAGGTGCGCAGGGCATGGAGTCAGCCAGCAACATCGGCAACCTCTTGGCGAACCAAGGCGCAGCCACGGCGGGTGGTCAAATCGCCAGGGGCAATGTTGCGCGTCAAACATTTGGCGACCTGCTCGCGATTGGCGGAGCAGCCGCTAGCGCAGGCGCATTTGGTGGTGGCGGTGGTGGCGCACCGACTGGTGGTGGCGGCATCAAGTTCGCGAATTTTTGAGGCAAGAACATGGCCATCAATCCAATCCAAGCCCCGATCAATTACATGGCTCAAGTCCCACAAGTGGACTTAGCCCAAAGTCTGACGTCTGGCTTGCAGCTCGGCGCGGTATATCGAGAGACGCAAGACAAACAAATTGAACAGCAGCGAGTGCAACAGTTAAGGCAGAAATTCTCCGACGACTTGCAAGCCGCTCAGGCCGATGGCTCTCAAAAGGCGTGGACTAACATGATTGCCATGTATCCGCAGTTCCGTGAAGCGTTTGGGGATGTGCGCAAAGGCGTCGGCGAGCAACGCTTAATCACAGAGTTTACGCAGGGCTTTGAAATCTCGAACGCTCTTGAGAACGGCGCACCCGACATCGCAATGGCTCGCGTGCAAACCATTATTGACGCCAAGAAAAACTCAGGCGAGCCGACCAAGATTTACGAGGACGTCCTGACCGCCTTGCAAAATGGCGACATCAAAGGCGCTCAGTCTGGTGTTAATCTGGCGCTGACAGTCGCCGATCCGAAACGCTTTGAAGAGTCAGTCAAGGCCAGAACTACGGCTGCCACGGCATCAAGCGCAGAGATCAAGGCCAAAGCCGAATCCGACTCAGCAGTGTCAGATGCCCGAACAAAGCTGGCAACGGCCAACAATGCAGAGGAGGCCGAGGCAGCACGATTAGCACTGCTCGAGGCGCAAGCACGCAAGGCTAAAATCGACGCTCAATATGCAGGCCCATTGGCACAAGCCAGCCTGAACCTAAACGTTGCACAGATCAAGAACATAAACGACGAAATCGGCAATCGAGCCGCTAAGCTGGGTCTGGATGTGCAGGCCACGCAGGCAACGATAGCTGAAAAATTGTCGAGCATTCAAGCACGCCTTACCGATCTTCCAGAGGGCTCTAGAAAACTCATTAACGAATCGGCAACAGCTGCGGCGGTTTCAAAGCAAGCGGCAACACAATATCTTGACCTTGCTAGTCGCATCGAAGCTGCACAAGGCGGTAAGGGTAGGCTAACTTCAGCGTCAGAATGGTTTGCAACCCAATTAGGCCAGCAAGATGCGTGGACTCAAATCCGCAATGATTACACCCGAGTCAGAAACTCAGTGGCGATTAAGTCATTGCCGCCCGGTGTTGCGACGGACAAAGACATTGAATTAGCATTGAAAGGCATACCACCTGAAAATGCAAATGCTGCAACACTTGCATCATTTTTGCGTGGCACGGCAAAGCTGCAAGACATTGATTCTTCGATCAACAATGCCAAAACAGATTGGCTGTCTCAAAATAATGGTCTGTTAACCCGTGCCAAGAGCACTTTCGTCGCTGGGGACTATGCCGCCAAGCCTGGCGAGACCTTCAACGACTTTGCTCAGCGCATTGTCGGCGATGTTTCTAAAAAGTACCGATCCCCAGAACAGATTGCAGAAGAAAGACGTCAAGAGTCTGTTTCACGAATTCCGACGACGAACACTCCGACGACTCCGGCAGCAGCTCCGCCAGACAACGTTCGCGCACGAGCAGACGCCATTGTGAGCGGAGCCCGCTAAATGGCAACGGCCGACGAATACGCAGCTTGGATCGTCCAGAATTCCGCAAAGCGCGGAACGCCTGAATTCGACACTGTGGCGCAGGCGTACCAGCTCGCCAAGTCAGAGGAAACCACGACAGTGACGCAGCAGCAAATTGTGCGGCCGCCACAAGAGCCTAGCATCGGCCAGCAGCTTATAGGCGCGGGTGAAACAGCCCTGACGCTGGGAACTGGCGCAACGACTGGAATGCTTGGAACGATCGCTGGCACTGGAGTGGGATTAGCTCAACAGATCCTGTCCGGCCAATTCGGTACGCCAGAAGCAGCCAATGCTGTTGAACAGGCAGCAGCTAAAGGCGCACAAGCCCTCACCTATCAACCACGCACTCAAGCAGGCCAAGAGCAGGTCCAGGCGGTCGGGCAGGTCTTGTCCAACGTCCTGCCACCAGTCCTGCCGGTGATCGCATCGCCAGGCATGGCTCTGCAAGCGGCACGCACTGCCACTCCGATCATGCAAGCCACAGCCCAACGTGGCACAGCAGCTGCACAGCAAGCAGCCATGGCAACGGGCCAGGCCATCGCCAGGCCCGTCCAAGCGGCCACGGCGGCCGTACGCGAGACTCTGGGTATGGAGGCCCCAGCCGCACCAGTGACGGCCACCGGAGCCCGCACAGCCACAGGCGTGGCCGCCCCGACAGCAGGCGCGAGGGTCTCAGTCGGTGCAGCCGCCGCCCCGCTGGAGTTGCAGCGATCAGCAGAAGCGGAAATGGCCGGTCTTCGTTTATCCGAAGGCGAGGTGAAACGCGATCAGGGCTTGCTGGCATTCGAAAAAGAAAAGGCCAAAACCCCAGGCTTCCAAGATCCATTCTTGGAGCGCCAACAAGAAAATAATCGCGCCACCTTAGGTAAACTCAATCAGGTTCTGGACGACACAGGAGCAGAAACCGGAGACTATGCCAACACTGGTATTAAGGTCGTGGACACTCTCATGGCTGGGTGGAAATTAGAAAAGCAAAAAACAGGCGCTTTATACACCAAGTTTCGCGAATCGCCAGAAGCTCAAATTCAGGTAGATACCACACCAGTGTTGGAATTTTTGAATAGTCAAGCCAGAGGTGTGTCAGGAATCACTGGAGTGCCAGACACTGCTCGTCAAAATGCAGTCAATCTTGGCATTGCCCAAATGGACGAAGGCGGTAGATTGACAGCAGTGCCAGGCACTACCTTGGGTCAGCTAGAAGAATTCCGACAGTCAGTCTCGGCCATTGGAGTGGCTAATCCGAACGATAAGCGATTGGCCACCACCATCAAGAGAACCATTGACGAAGTTGGGGATCCGATCGGCGGAGAAATGACCAGATCAATGCGTGCCCAACGCAAACGACAGGCCGTTAAATACGAAGATCGCGCCATCGTTGCTCGCTTATTGCTTGAGAAGAAAGGCATGTCTGACGCACAAACGCCTATTGAAGACGTTTTCCGCAAGACCATCCTATCGGCGCGACCAAGCGAGATTCAACACATTAAGCGTGTCCTATCTACCATCCCAGACCAAGAGGGTCAGCAGGCGTGGAAAGAACTTCAAGGTGCGACAGTGCGGCACTTTCTTGAAAAATCAGAGTCGGGCATTGGCTCAGATAACTTGCCGGTAATTAGTGGGGCTAAGCTCGACAAAGCCATCCGCGAGTTTGACCAAAATGGCAAGTTAGATCAGGTCATGGGCGTGGCAGCAGCGGAGCAAATCAGGAACCTTAATCAGGTCTTGAAATACATCCAATCCACTCCGCCATTGACCAACATCAATAACTCAGGCACGGCTCGCACTGTGGCCGCATTGTTGGCCGAGTCCGCAGCCATGGGCCTTGTCTCAGGCATTCCACTTCCGGTTGTGCAAGGCATGAAGTTGTTGCGGGACAATGTGGCGGATCGTCGCATCAAGGCCAGAATCACCAAAGCCTTGAACTACAAACCCAACACCTCGCAGCCTTGACCGACAATCTATCATTCAGGAGAACCAGTAATGTCCGCACTCTCAATCCAAGTTCCATTTCCGGTCTTCCAAGGCCGTGATGGGCAGCCACTGGAGAACGGCTACGTCTGGATCGGCGAGCCGAATCTGAATCCACAGACCAATCCAGTCGTGGCCTACTACGACGAGGCACTGACCATCGTTGCCGCGCAACCATTGCGCACGCTCAATGGCTACATCTCACGCGCAGGAACCCCAGCCCAAATTTACGTCAACGGCGTGGACTTCAGCATCTTGGTGCAGGACAGCAAAGGCTCGATGGTCTACAACTTTCCCGAAGGCACTGGGATCAGCGCAGATGCTTGTGGTGTGACATACGACCCACCGTTCACTGGCGGTGTCCCTTACCCTGTTTGCGAAAAGCTGGAACAGACCGTGAGCGTGAAAGATTTCGGGGCGGTGGGTAATGGGGTGTCTGATGACACTGCTCCAATAAATTTAGCTCTAGTTGCTGGCGCTGGTGGGATTGTGTGGATGCCCGAAGGCAACTACTATATTTCTGGAACTTTGGTCGTTCCACCCGCCACAACATTAAAGGGCGTCGGTGCTTGTGACATCTTAGTTCCTCTAGCTGGTGGTTCAAACATTAGCATTACCCATACAGGTAGTGTTGGGGTGACTTTGGGTAGAGGAGCTACGCTTGATGGCGTAAACTTTTGGTATCCAAACCAAGTGACCACTTCACCCCCAACAGTTTATAATTATGCTATTCAAATAAATACTACAGACGTATCGTTTCAAAATGGAAATAATGGTGGAGTAAATATCCATAACATCGTTATTCATAACGCCTATAAGGGAATTGATTTAGGTGGTGATCCATCTGACTATAGCCCTGTGTATGGCGTTGTAAATATGGACAATATAAGAATGTATGCCATGCACACAGGTATACATTCAGGGGCAACTTTAAGTGAGGTGTTTTTATCCAATAGTGTATTTAGCCCTGTTATGTGGACTGCTTCTACTGGCTCTGCCGCTAGGCAATGGGCAATGACAAATGGAGTGGCTTGTCTGCACTTTGAGGGGACTCAAGGAATACAAATGTCCGACAATGTATTTTTTGGACATGCTAGGGGTATTTATGGGCAATCATCCATAACGTCTTTGGCTAACGGGAATATCACATTTAATACAGTCACAGGTTGCACATTTGATGGGGTTAAAATTGGCGTAGAAATGACGGGTAATATGGGATTGGGTGGGGGTACATTTTCAGGATGTACATTTGCTTCGACAGACCCATTTAA